GTCTTGACGGAGGAATTCTTCTGCCTCTTGCTCGGTGCAAGTGTCGCCAGGCTCAACGTAATCCGTATGGCCGTAGCCAATCGTCCAGACTCCGCCACCGTCTAGGTAGGCGACAAGCCGCAGCTTCTCCCAATCCTTGATGAATTCAATGCAGGCTTGGGATGGTTTCATAACTTCATGTGTCCTGATCCATTCAACCATGCAGCCGCCGCAAGAGTTGCCGCCCCAACCATCCAAAGAACTTTTGACACGACGGATTTTCCGATTTGGGTATAAACCCGTTCGATGGCAACTTCCGCTGCTCTTTCGGCAATTCGTTCGATTTGTTCGTCTGATAGTGACGGATTAACACGGCGGTCTTCTCCTTTGTATGGGGCTGCGTTCATCGTTGTTCCCTTCTAGCCGTCTGTGGGCGTGGATGCGTTGAAAATCAGGCGCCGGCGAGGCCGGTCACAGCATCGGCCGCCATGCGTCAATAAAGTCATTCCGCATGGTTTTCTGCCATGCGTCAGCCGGATGCCCGTATTGATCGGCAGACTGCGTTGCCGGGTCGAAGTGGGCATAGCGATCAATCAGCGAAACCGGGAAGCCGTGGGCGGTGAATTCCGCCACCACGTCGGCGATGATGGCGTTGTAGACTTGGGTGGTGCTGGCGTCGATGCCCAAGCTTGCGTAGTAGGCATCGGTGAATTTCATAGCGTTGCCGACGACGACGCGCGGCGTCGCGGTTTGGTCGCTGCCGGCGATGTAGTCGAGGTGCAGGAACTTTCCGGTCGGTGAGGCGTGGGTCACGATGACGCTATGAGCGCCCTGCCCTAGCCCTGAAAAGCGCCACGCAACGCGGCCCCACCACTGGCCTAAGTGCGTGGTGATTCCTGATCGCTTGACGCTGAAATTGCCGTGACTCACGCCGTCGATGACGACGTTGATGGTCTCGGCCATGTCGGGATAGTCGCCCTCAGACACGCCGATATAGACGGTATCGCCGGAGACGGTGGCGCTCGCCATCGCGCCGTTCTGTGTGGTGTATCGTCCGCAGGGATTCGGCGCTGGCGTGTCGGGCCATGCGCCTGAGAAAGTGATCCCGGCCTGAGCGCCGCGCGCTGTCTTGCGCGTCACCAGCAAGCGCCAGGCGAGACACGCCCGAAAAACACGGCGGAAATATTCCTGCTTTGCAGCATCGTTCTTGTAGAACGCAGCGTCGTTGGCACCGATGCCAAGGAAATATTCCTTGCTCGCAGAGATGTCACGCTGCCGACCGCTCACATCTGCCGCTTGTGACGACGACACCGCATAGTTGACGGGCTTGAAAAGCTCCATCCACCGCTTGTCCTGTGCGGAAGCTCCGATACCTTCTGCGATGCTGTCGCCGTCGATTTCGATCATAGCGTTAAGGCAGATCGTAGAAGAATTGCCCGGCGACAAGCTTGTCGCCGCTGTTAGTCCAAGGGGAAAGCAACGACTTGTAGCAAGTAACCGTCGACGAGTTTGCGAGGAGGCCGAGAAGGCCAATAGCGCCTTCTGCGCTATTATCTATAACGCGGATTCCGACGTTCGTGGCAACGGTATTGGACGACGCACTCGGCAACGTAAACGACACAGAAGTGCTATTGCTGGTGCCGTACAGCATGAACGTAACGAACCGCGTCTTCCCGATGTCCTTGTAGTAAATACTCTTCGTCGTGTAGCTCGACCAGCCGACGATGGTCGAAGTAGCTGAATAATCTGTCCATGCGGTCGCTGCGCCAACCACCGCCGTCCCATCCTTCTTGGTGATATGCACCTTGTAGGTCGAGGTCGTGACCGCCTCGAACTCCCACGCATCCCCCGCAGCAGCCGTCGCATTCGCAGCGCCATCCACAGCGAACGTCGCGCCGTTGGTGATAACAGAAGCGGCCACCGGGTACAGCACGCGCCTTGCACCAGCCTGCGGTGCGTTGGCTATCGCGGTGATGGTGACGGCAGAGGATGTGCCGTCGATGATGTTCGGCTGCGCCCACAAGTCCATCGTGGTCGCGTGCATGGCGACTGAGCCACGGGCTTCGTTGATGGGGCCGGTTATTCCGATCAGACTGGTAATGTCGGAGTTGGCACCGGAGGCCGCAGCACTCAGCGCAGACCTCGCAGTAGCATCCGAATTAGCCCCCGTTCCTCCGCTCGTAATAGGTAATGGGGTTGTTGCACTCAGCGTAGTAAACGCCCCCGCAGCAGGAGTCGTAGCGCCTACTGTACCATTGATGTTGATAGAGGCCGTGCCAGTCAGATTAGTGACTGTGCCACTTTGCGGAGTTCCTAGGATCGGAGTTGTCAGCGTAAGGTTAGTTGCTGCGCCGCCTGTTTCATCCACCTTTGTCGCAACCGCAGTAACGATGGCATCGAATTCAGCGCCGATTTCAGTTCCTTTGACAAGTTTCGCCGGATTCCCCGTAAGGAGAGCGTCCTTGGCTGCGTAATCTACGATTTTTGTGTAGTCTGACATGGTTATACCCTTCCGTTAATGTTACACGCGGCCATTCTTGGTGAGTAAGTCTATCTTCTGGATAGATACTTGATTTGTAGCTATTTCAGCCTCAAAACCAAACTGCAACAATTGCCCAGAACTCAATCCGTTTACAGATAGCACATTAACACTTGTCGTTCCTGAGTATTCCGCTATCCCGTATTCGGCAGTTCCATATTCTGAAACAGTCGTTGTACCGGGGATAAAAAGCCCCGTAGCTGAGAAGAAATTGGAACTAAAGTCATATGCCCACTTAATAACTACAGATTGTGTAGCGCCACCGATAAGCGTTGTCCGTATTTTCTTCAAGATTGACTTTTGAATAGGATTACCAAAATCAATCCACGTTGTGTAGTAGGTCATCCGGTACGCTACAGAATTATCGGAATATCCCGTGTAGGTTCCAATGTATCCCGCCCTGCCGGTGTAGAACAAACGTCCTTTTGTTTCGTAGAACGCTGTCGCAGGGGTTCCAGGCCATTTGGTTACTTTGGTAGAACCATCTTCCATAGGACTTCTTGTGTCAAAACAGTATGTATTTACCCCAGTAGGCATGGTTAGCAAGTAGATGCTTTCTACTGCACTGTAGCCTGATTTCACATCAGGCTGCGTTTCGTTCGTAACCATTGACTGTAAATCTTCATGGACGTTTTTACTTATCGAGCGAATGGGAGAAGATTTCTCTTGGATCGTCCTCAACAACGAACGCACCCCAGAGTCGGAAAGGAACCAAACATCCTCACCAATGTTTTGCACTGAATCCCTTGCGATACACCCTATTCCCACGATTGTGTCTTTCAAACTCATCGTAGAAGGAGTGTCTGCACCTTCGTAGATAAGAATCTGTGACCGTCCGAAAACAAACAGGAAACTGTTGTGGGCAGCAAGGGCGACAATCTCATCCCCACCCATAGGCCAGATCGTTCTTAAGTCTAGCGACCCTGAAGTTCCACCAGTCCAGATATGCGGGGTTAGAAGGTCGGAAAAGTAGATAGTCGACTTATCCGCTGTGAGGTCGGCGCACCAGATCCGCCCGTAGGCAGAGATAGCGGTGTTGGCCTGCTGTGAAGTGCCTGCTGCACCGGATTTCTCATTGAGCCTTCTGAATGTCGTAGTCGAAACCGCCGGATCGTAGATGAGTGGATCGTACCCACGCTGCCAGAAGATAGCGATCCCGTTCAGGAAACAGAACTGCCAGTTATTAAGAGTCAGGGTAGGGGCCACACCGCCACCCCCGTAGGTCAGGGTAGTCAATGCTCCAGAAGCGAGTTTGAACAGGTATCCGCCACCCGTACAGAGGGTAGTCGCCGTACCGTCAACTGTTACTAACTCTCCGATACAGGTAACGCTCGAAGTGGAGAGTTCCGTATTTGCAGTATTGGCCGGAACCCATCCTTTTCTCGATGCAATACGGCCAAATCTGTCAATGACGCAGTTGTTCGCTTCTAGGGCGAAGTTTGCTGACATATCTACCGGCGAATCGCTAAGATTCAGCCCGTAGAACCCCGGCGCTGAGATCGAGAAGGTGGTTACGGGTTGGGCCATTTAGACCGCCACGAAACAGTCAAACTCGGTGAATCGCTCTTTTTCGAGCGATATATAGTCAGCCAAGACGCTCTTAAACAGCCCATACGCCTCTGCGCTCGACAACCCGCCATCCTCGCCTCGTTCCACCAGCGCACGGGCTACAGCGCCGGCTATGACCGGCTCTGCGGGGACTGTGATAACGGTAGCGTCGGCAGCAAGCGT